CTAGGCAGGAAATGGAAACTGAGTGGGCGCTATCTGTCGCGTTTTTTGAAGGACGACAGTGGTTCCGCATTAACAGCAATGCTCGTAACTTAGTAAAGTTGCAGAACCATAAAGAACCTACTCGATATGTAGTTGTGAATAAAATGAGGCCATTAATTGATGGCGTTGTTGGTAAGTTAACTCAAGGTAGCCCAGACGCAAGTGCTGTTCCATTATCTGAAAATGATCGTGATCGCCAAGCAGCAGATGAAGCCAATTACATTATTAAGCATTACGCCAAAAAGTTTGGTCGCGAAACGCAACTTAAAGAACGTGTTAGGTGGGCATGTGTTTGTGGAACAAGCTACTTAAAAATATTTTGGGATAGCAATAAGAGTCAGGTTGTTCCACTTTATGACTCTTCTGGTAAGGACGTTGTTGGCCACAAGCAATTTGAAGCTGGTGATGTTGTTGAACAAATCCTTCCTGCCTTTGATGTTTATTTAGACCCTACAGCTAAGCAAGACGATGACGTACGCTGGTTGATACATGCAATGGTTAAGCCCTTGAGTTGGTTTGTTGACTCATACGGCGAGATCGGAAAGCGAGTAAAAGCAGATGCACTCACCGGAAACAATGCTAGTTATGTGGACAATTATCTTGATGGCGCGGCAGGAAGCGGATTCGGATACACCAATCCAACACCAGCCAGACAATCAAGTTACGATGCAAGAAAACATGCTGCAACTGTGTACGAGTATTGGGAAAAGCCTAGTGCTCTTTATCCAAAGGGTCGTTACATAGTTTCTACAAACTCACAGCTTCTTTATGCTGGTATCTGGCCATACGAGAAGCGTGATGCATTTCCATTCATACCATTACGGTGGCAGCCTCGTGCGGGAACCCCATATGGCTACAGCCTTGGGTTTGACTTGACTCAACTACAGTTGATGTACAACCGCCTTTGGTCTAAGTTGCTTGAACAGTTTGAAGGGCAAAAAGACTACATTATGGTTGAGCGCCTAAGTAAAATTGGTGCTGACGCATTTGATAATAAGAGTGACACTATTGATGATGCCAATCGTATTTATAGAAAAATATATTATGATCGTGGGTCGCAACCGCCACAGATTACGCGAGCACCGGGTGTAGGTAGTGACATCTTTCCTGTGCTTCAATTTATTGAAAAGGATATGGCGGATGTAGCAGGACTACATGACGTTAGCCAAGGTATGGCTCAAGCGGGTACTCCGGCTGAAGCTGTGCGGTTATTGCAGAAGGCTGATAATACACAACACTCCTATGTTAGGGCTGACATTGAAATTAGCAATTACAAAATTAAAGAGTGGGAAGTTTCGTTAGTTCAGCAATTTGCTATTGTTCCTTTTGTTGGAAATATGCAAGAGGACAATGCGCCAAAGGATGTGCAAAAACAAGGCGTAATGCGATTTGATGCAATCCGTAGTGGTGGGCAGTATCGCATCGTTTATGTTCCCGGATCTGCAATGGATGATGGCCCAGAAGCGCGACTGCAAAAGTATGCAACACTACGGCAAATGGGAATCTTTGGAGACCCTGCTGACCCTGATACCAATAAGTTGTTTATTGAGTTAGTCAATATGCCAGAGTCGTCTAAGATCCTTGACCACCTTGAACAACAACAAAATAAGATTAAACAAGCTCAAGTTCAACAACAGGAAATGATGCAAGCGCAGATGCAAATGCAAGCGCAGCAACAACAACCGCAATCTACATTCAATCCTGAAGAAGAACAAATGAAAGCGGAGATAGATATTGCGAAGAAACGTGCAGAGATACAGGCAAAACTAGAAGCAGATATTACTCTGTTAACAGCTAAGGCTGGTCTTGAATCGCAAGGAGAGGAACTACAACCACAAATGTCGTTCCCTGAAAGCACGTCCCCAATGGAAGAAGACTTTGTAGATCCAGACATGGAGCAGGAGCAACCAAATATGTTTGACCCCGAAACAGTCAAACAGGAAATGATGCAACAGCAATCCGGAATGGGTGAAATGCCTCAAGAAGGCCAGCAGCCTATGGGTCAAGAACAGGTTCTTCCACAACAAGATGTTGGCAACGCTGAAGGATTAGAGGGTATATTGTAAATGTCCGAAGAGATGGTGATGCGAACCGCTGACTCACCAGCAGCGGCGACGGGCGATATGGGTGTTGGATCGGCGATTCTAGATCACGTACGGCAGGCCGCCACTGCTGATAATCAGGACTGGGCGTTAAATGATTCTGAAAATGACTACGAATCTTCAGGCAATACCGAAGTAAGTAATGATGAAGAGTGGAATTCCGCACTTGAGTTATATAGCGCTGAAGAACAAGTTCGACAGCGTTTAATTGAAAATTTAGGACGGGCAGAGCCTGAAGCGGTTCCTTATGAACGATTCAGGGAAGTCAATGAGCAAGCTAAATCAGCTAAAGAATATCAAACCCGTTATGATCAATGGGCTGATGTTATTCAACAGTTTGAAGAAAACGGATTTAATTCAGCTAGTGATGTCAAACGTGCACTAGAAGCACAACAGGAACAATTAGCTGAACAACAAATTCGCGATAAATGGGTAGCTGCTCAGTCCGAACAGTATCTCGATCCGCAATTAGCTGATGCGCAAGCAGAAGTTGAAATTCAAAAATATAGATACGAAAAACTCAATCAGCAAGTAAATTCTGCTTTAACTCAACAGCAAAGAAATGCTGCACTTACTGAGTACCCTTATGCACGACGTGCAATCCAAATGGTTGATAATTTAATCACCTCCGGATTAAACCCACGCGAAGCAGCATCACAGGTACATAGTCAAGTTGAAGGGCTAATTGAGAGCATGGTTCCAGAACTTGCAGAGCTAGTAGCTAAGCAACGACGAGCGCCAACTCCACTTAGTACAGCTAATTCAGCTCAACCCGTAGTTCGCCAATCTGAACCTGTTCGCCAGAGTTCAAGTGGCATATTCTCAAGAATGTTAGGTATTCGGTAAAGGAGGCCATAAATGGCTATTGACTTTAATGGTGCTTTGACTCTTGCTGATCAGGCGATTTTATCGAATGATCCAATGGTCAAAGAAATCACAAAATCTCTTCATCAAACGTGGAACGCAGTAAAGGATATTCCTTTCTACACTTCCCCATCGTTACGTCAAATTGGTTTGCGTTATACCAACTCCGGTATTCCACTTCCTACGTGGACCGGCATTAATGCACAGCCACAAGCAGTTAAGGGTAAGCCAAAGTCGTACGAGGAACAGTTGTTCATCATGCGTAACATGATTACAGTTGACCATGTGTTGCTTGACCAGCCTGATGCAATTATTGATCCTGTTGATGCTCAGGTTCAAATGTTTATGGAGGGTTTCAGTTACGACTTTAACGACAAGTTTGTTAACAACGATCCAACGTCGTTAGTTGCTGGCAACTCGTCTGACTGTTTCCCCGGACTTAAGTATCGTCTTGACAACTGGCAGCAGTTTGATATTGCAGCAGACATGAACATTGCCTCTACGGCAAACTTGTCGTTTGCAAATATTTTAGCTACTTCTTCTTCTACTGCAGGAGCTGGTGCTGCAAACCGTTTAATGCATGATATTCAAAACTTGTTTGACAACATGTCTTCACCTGATGGTGACGGCATTGTCCTTTACATGAACGAGCAGACGAAGCGCCATTTTGAAATGGCTATTCGTGTCATGGGTCTTGGTTCTGGTTTTGATGTAACTCAAGATAACTTTGACCGACCAGTTGAAATGTTTAAGAGTGCAAAGATTCGTGTTGTTGGACGTAAGTCTGATGGTACTACTGCCGTCATTCCAAGTGGTTCAGGCAACACAGTTCAGTGGCTAAACGCTGCTGGTTCTACTGTATCTGTAGCTGATGCAACTACGATTTATGCAGTTCGTTACGGCAAGGGATACCTTGAAGGTTGGCAGCCTAAGCCATTGAAGCCGGAGTACCTTGGTAAGTCTCAGGAAAATGGCGTCATGCATAACGTCCTGTTTGAGTGGGGTTGTGGCCTTATGGCGCAGAACACTCGCTCCATTGGTCGTCTTGCGGTACAGATCGCATAAGGGGGATTATTATGGCTAGAGATATGAAATTATCGTTCCTTTTTGGAGCGGGTACGTTAGGTGCATCTACTATTGCAGCTGCGCCGGGTTCTTCAGTAACTTCTTATTACGGTGGATTTACTCCGGGTGCATCAACTACTTCCGTCGTGTCATGCCCAATGGCTTATGGCGGTTGGAGTAAGACCGCTATTGTTGGCCGACCACAATATGCAGAAGATACTCCTGACGTAGGTGGTATTGTCCTTCCGGGACAAAGCAGTCGTAATGATTTGTTTGCTATTGTAGATGCAACTGTCTGCGTTACAGTAACATCGCAAACATTTAGTGTTCAGGCTTCCAGTGACTTATCTAACTGGGTTACAGTTGGCACTGCTGATACTAACGTGCCTACAACGACTGTTTCTGCTGGATCTGCTGTTACAACTTCTGCTGCAACCACAGCAGGTGTATTTACTAGTGGTACGCATAGTTTTGCTGTTGGTGACATCTTGTATGTTAACAACATCGGTACTGGTACGTATGGTCCTGCTAACTACCTCCTTGCTCCAGTAGTAGGACAGATTGTTGAAGTTGCATCTATTCCAACTACAACAACATTTACATTGCGTCCATATAGTGGTCAGCCTTTACCAATTTTGAATAACTCACAATTAGTATCTGGCACCTTTGCATCTAACGGAACTGCAACTATGCAGTTTACTAAAGTGCGTACGTCGGATCTTGGACGACAGTTTGTTATTCCAATTGCACCTACGGCCCGTCCGTATTTGCGCTTGGTATGTACCAGTAATGGTTCAGCTGGTGGCATCATCTTAGTCCGTGATGCTTACATTGCTAACTCCCGCCTTGGTGCAGTTGTTTAAGGAATAAGTAATGAATCTAGGTCAAATTAAACAAAAGGTTCGCATGATTGGTCGTCACTATTTTGGCGGCGAGCATGATCGTGATCCGTTTGGCCTAGATTACATTATTATTGAAGCAGCTAATGATATTGCCCGTAAAACAGATTGTTTTGTTGGAAGGCGATATCTTTCTACAGTCGGGGGAACAAGTGATTATTGTTCCCCCGACATTTATAAAATTAGAGTAATCCGGATCAAAGATGAAACTGGTGATTACAATGAAATCAAACTTGCAAGCTTTAGTGATCAGATTCTTGATGACTACAGAAATCAACTAGCTGAATATGTTCCTCAATACTGTGCAATTCACGGTATGAACAAAATTGTATTATTACCACCTCCTAGTGTGAGCGTTACTAATGGGTTGCTAATAGAAGGATATGCACAGCCCGGAGACTATTGGCAATACGATTCAAATGGCAATCCACTAACAAATACAGATGCTACGCCATGCCCTTTGCCGGAAATGTCTCACGACTGCCTCGTGTACAACGTGTTGTATTTGCGCTCTATGCAACTACGAGATGTAGATGGGATGACAATATACAAAAGTGAATACCTTGATAGACTAGGCCATATAGAGTCAAATGCAGCTATGTATATTCGGAGGTCAGTCTAATGGCACTTGGCTTTACTGTATTACGAAATGAAGTACTTAAACTACTCAATGAAACAAACGCAAGTGTTATTGGTGAATTAGCCACTGGTGTAGGTGGAGCTGCAACAGTTTCGTCTGACAACACAATATTAGATTATTTAAATGAAGGCGCTGAAGAAATGACGCGTACCTGTTGCTACGAACAGGGATCTATTACTATCAGTGCTACTACTGCACGAGTTAATTCATTTGCTTCAACTGCGCTATGGTATCCACAGCTTGTAAAAATATCTACAACAGTTCTAACTCACTGCGGAGAACAAGAACTCCAAGCATTCAATTACAACTACCTAAATGAGACGGGAACTCCACTCTACTGGTATAGAAACGGCCCATATCAAATTGGTCTATATCCTAAACCTACAGCATCAGTAAACGTAGATATTACTGGAGCAATAAGTGCTACACCTATTTTAATTGCATCAGGAACATTTGCATTTGCGCCTGATGACATATTATTGAAAGCTTTACCAGCATACGCAGCTGCTAAAATAGCAATGAAGAACTATGACGACCCATCGTTAGTAGGACGTGCATTCTGGAAAGATTGGTACGATATGTCTCGAATGACTCTCTGGGCACAACTAGACACATCCTATAAAACACCCGGTGCATTGTTTGCAATTCCACCTATAGCACCATCAGGTAAATAATGAGGGACGACAATGGATAAGTTTCAGATTGATTTAAATACGCTACTTGCTGGATTTGTTGGTGCCCTCATTGGTACTGATTGGAAAAAGATCAAGAATGTATTGCAGGGAGCAATTACAGTCCTGTCTGGTACTGCATCTGCTATCTACCTAACACCCATAATGGCTCATCAACTAGGCTGGGAAAAACCACACCAGATGATTGGCCTATCATTCTTACTTGGTACACTTGGTCTGCGTACGGTACAAGCGTTCAATCTCGTAATTGAAAAGTCACTTAAGAAGGTCAGTGAGTAAGTGCCTCTAACAGACATCGACTTTCTGTATCCACAAATCATCATGCCTCATGGTGGTGCTATTACTGCTGCCACAAACATACCTATAAACGGTACTGGAGACATTCAAGTATGGATCTGTCAAGCAGACGAAGACATGACAATTACTCAGGTGGGGTGTCATGTCACTACTAGGACTGGCAGTCCCGGTAACACGGCTACTGGCTTACGGTTAGGCATTACGTATATTGATGCAACAACAGGTTTTCCGACAACTACGCCTACACCCACATGGGCTAACGCTACTTTTAGTGGCGCAGCTGGAACCGCTTACCAAGAGTTTAATGCTACAACCGGCATTACGCAGAACCAAAATTTAATCGCGACACTGATAACACCTGTGACAATTACAAGAGGTACTGTATTCGGTATTTGCGTTGATGCTAAC